AAAAATACCTTTTTCTAGTAAGAGAAAAATTTGCAAGTATGAATGTCAGTTAGCTGCTGCAAAAAAAATGGCAAATGAGATTAGATCAAATATTAGCAAATGCAGTCAATTTACTTATGCAAACAAATGTGAGAAAAAACTTCAAGGCGAATATATAAAATGGGCAAAACGAGTTCAAATGTTAATAGTTAAATTAAATAGAGCTAAAGCTGGCGAAGACGAAAAACTAAGAAAAGAAAGAGAAAAAGAATATGCCAAGAAAGCCAAAGCTATAAATGCTAGTTTTGAACTTCCTAAAAAAGAAATTATAAAATTCATTTCAGAAAATGAAAATTTAAGACATTCTTTATCATTTAAAGAACACTTAAAACTATATCAAACATGTCAATATATTCAAGAAGAAAAAAAAGATGAAGTTGGTCATTTTGAGGTAGATCCAAAAAAAGAAAAAATGGCTAGAATGGCTTTATATTTGGGTGGTATGGTTTTTATGCCTATACCATTTTTTGATGAAATAACTAATTATCTAGTTAAAAAATATAGTTTAGCGTGTGCAGGAAAATGTTTAATTAACAGTAAACTACCTAAAAATGTTTGTTATAATCAATGTGCTTACTTAGGTGCTCAATATGCAGTAAAAACATTAAATTCACAACTATCTAAATGTAATAAATCTAAAAAACCGTTAAAATGTAAAGAGAAAATATATGATTTACTTGAAGATTGGAAACAACGAGAAGTAGAACGTAAAATTAAATTCGAGTCATCTTTAAAAAATGAGATTAGAAAAGCTAAAGAAAAAAATCTTAAAGCACAACAAAGAGGCAAATAATGTCAATACAAAATTATCAACGTATTTATGAATATATTCATGAGTACCAGAATCTTGTTTACGATTATTATAGTAAACATGTTGTTGCCTTTTTAGTTACTTATTATAATCTAAATGTTTGTAATACTATTTGGGAAGATGAAAATTTATTTGGTGGGGCATATGAAGAAGTTGGTGTTTTATCAGGGATAAAAAGAAATAAAATTTTAGTTTTACCTTTGTTTTATGCTGAAGAAATATCAACGTCTTTTGATGCTCAAGAAATTGGTTATGTAAAAGAAAATGAAACTTCTTTTGTTATGCCAAGCAGTTACAATTTTAAACCATACCCAAACGATATTATAAAATTAGAACAAGATTTTTTGAGTCCTACCAAAAATAATTTTCCAGTATTTGTAGTTACTGGGGTTGAAATACATCCCAATACTCAAAAAAGATTTTGGAAAATTAAGTGTAAAATTCTTCAAAGTACAACACTTGAAGAAGTTGATCAGCAAGTTGTTAATACATTCTCTTTTGTAGAATATGATAAAAAAATTCATACTCTTGAGGATTCACAATTTATCGCCAGATTACTGTATAAACATTCATTATTAAAACCAAATCTAAAAACTCTATATGATAGTAGATGTGGGTTTTATTTTATTCCAAGACAACCAATCACTTGCTAGGAGATAACTAATGGCTGAATTGCTTTCAAGTCAGATATATCTGTCAAGAGATAGTATAAGAAATCAGATATCAACTGAAGTAAAAAACTATTTAGAACTAAATAATGTTGATTTAACCAAATCATCATTTCTTAGTTTTTTGATTGATACTGTATCTACTTTAACTGGTAACTTATTGTTTTATCAGATTTCCACATACAGAGAATTTTTTTTAACTAAAGCTCAATTACCAGAATCAATTTTAAATTTATCTTCATTTTTGGGATATAATACTAAAGAAGCTACTGCTGCAACTGTTAATGTACTAGTATCATTACCATTATCATTTGATGATCCTTCAGTTCAATTTACTATTCCTGAGAATTTTATCTTTACATCAGATGATGCAATAGAATTTAGAACCTATTATATTACATCACTTACTATTACATCTAACTCATCAGCAACAATTCAAGTTGCAGAAGGAAACAAAAGATATATTCTTCCATATGATATTACTGATGGAGTTCTTAGCTTCGTTCTTCCATTACGTCAATTCAAAGAAGTAGTTCAAGAGTTTCAGATTGATAGTGATATTCAGCAATTTCAGTTTGTAACTTTAGATATTCCTATTAGTCAAGCTGTTGCAAGTTTAGAAGTTCAAATTCAAGAACCCGGAAGTGCAGGTTATACAACATGGACTGAATTTCAAAGTTTGTTTTTGATGACTTCAACTGATAAAGGATTCGTTTCAAGAAGAACTGATTATGGAAGAAGACTTACATTTGGTAACAATTTAATTGGAGTCCAACCAGCAGCAGGGTCTAATATTTTAGTTACAGTTCAAACAACAGATGGTGAAAATGGAAACGTAATTGCAGGATCGATAAGAACAGGTCAGAGAATTTATGTTCAAACTCTTTCAGGAACAAACCAAGTTATTTCTTACGATGTTATAAATGCTTCTCCTGCATTTGGTGGTGAGGATGAAGAGTCTCTTGAAGAAATAAGAAAAAATTCTATTACATCTATCTCAACTTTAAATAGATTAGTTACTGAGAATGATTATAAAAATATTGACGTTGTAGTTCCGGACTCTCCAATTGCTCAAAACTCATTACCAGTATTAAAACGATCTGATCTTCAAGTTAATGAAATTGAGTTATTTAGTGGAATACTTTTTGGTTCTGGTGCCGAAGAAATTGATAATTTGGTTCCAACAAGAAATGCTGTAATAACAGTTCCTTATACACAAACTAGTATTCCTCGTGATACCGAAATTCAAATTGGAGATGATAGTTACTATACTATGTTTGAAATTACTTTAGATACTCATAATACTGTTGGTCAATATGAATATCTTGTATATCAACTAGAACTATTACCTGCTCTAGAAACTAGTTATGGGGCAACTTATGATTTATATACAGATAAACTTGAAGTAATTAGAAGTGGGAGTCAAGGAATTTTTAAGTTATATTATAAATCCACGGAAATAAATGCAGCATCAACTACATGTATTATGACTATAACATCAAGTGGTTCACAAAAAGTAATGACTAATGATTCTACTAATGGTTATTTCATTTATACATTTGATCCTTATACTGATATTCCAATTGGTGAACAAACATTTTCTTTTAACATCAAAGATCCATTAGCTAATGATATCGCTAAATATACTAATATATTAACATTTATTGATGATTTAAGCACTTTTATGAGATCAAATCTTGAAGTTGATGGAACCAGTACAATAGTATATGATGTTCCTGTAATTGAAAAGAGTTATTATGATGCAGTAAATAAACGAGATTTTGAAGGCGAAGTTTTACAAAAACTTATAACATCTCTTGACCTTACTGATAATAAAATGTTAACTGATTTTGTTAATGTTAAGTTTACTAGTACATTTGGTGATATGGAAAATATGCAATTAAATGAAGCAACTCTTTCTTCAGTTTTAGATATTATAGAAATATTACCAACAAGTTTTAATAATGGAGATAGATATATTTTTTCTCCTTGTAATGGAAATGATTCTTATCAAGATGATATTATTAGATGTGTTATTACAACAATTATCGACACAACTTCATTTATTGATACCACATCATTATCATTTGTTTATGAAAAACCTCTATCAGATGCTATAGTATATATTGTAAGCAAAGGAATAAATTATATCTATTCAGAAAGGGGGTGGATTCCTTTACCCAGATATCAGATTCCTTTGGAAATAGAAATAGAAGTTTTTAGATCCTCAACTTTCAGCGGAACTTCATCATCTCTAATAAATATAGTTAGAGAAACTATCTATAATGCGTTTGTTTCTAGATTTGGAACTAATGCTGAAATTTATAGATCAGAAATCATAGATGTAGTTCAAGAAATAGATGGAGTAAGTCATTGTAGATTGCGAAAACCTGAAACAAGTATTTTCTTTAATTTTAAATTAAATAATTTAACTCAAGATCAACTACTGAGATATGGTCCAGAGTATATTTATTTTACTCAAGATTCTATTACGGTGAGGATAATCTAAGTGAAAGAACTATTATCAAAAGCAAATATGAATGATGCTCAACTTAGATCTATAGTATCTAAAGTAGTAGCCAAAAATTTAGGATCATTATCAGAACCATGTTTTTATCCTGAAATAAAAAAGAATTTTTATGACTTTTTAAAAGCTACTGGATTAACTGAAAAAGATCTAAAGGATTTTTCAAAGAGAAGATGGCAAGGTAAAAAAGAATCTAAATTTGCAACAAATACAAATGCGTTAGCAAACTTTTATGTTTTTTTACTTCAGTATTTCTTATCTAAAGGTGATAAACAAACATATACTTATTTTATGATTTTTTTTATCATACGTCATTATACTTCGTTAATGCATAAACATTTTAAATTTTGTAACCCTGACGTTTTTAAATATACTTTTGAAGTATTAACTAAAACTCATTTATTTGCAAGAGAAAGAAGTATATCAAATGCGCTATATTTTATGGCGCAAGAAATGATTAGACGATGGACTTTAGCGTTAAAGAGTAATAATCTTGATGATATAGGACTTTTTATGAGAGAGGCTCGTCATAGAGTTTCTCAAAGTGTGAAGAGTTTTGCACAAACATATTATACAATA